AGCTAGTTTGGTCTGTTCAGCATCATCAAATTCATTAGTACAGGTATTGGTCTCATAAGCAGTTTTAATTTGAGCATTAGTCTGGTCCGCAGTAGAACCACATTCAACATTAATTAATGTTCTAACTTGGGCTGCTGTCAGATCCTCTGGATCTCCAGTGCAGGCTGTTACTCTTCCCTTAATTCTGGCAGTTACCATATTTGCTGCTTTGGCATTGCTTACTGCGCAAGTACTTATGGTAAAGGCTCCTAAACATGAAATATCAAGATCTCCACTAGGGTTTACACTTGCGGCAACACCGCACATATTACCAACTATAATATTACCTAAAGATACAGCAGTAGAAATTCTGGCATCTAAATCAGCCTGTACATCTGAACAACCCGTGGTTTCAACAACACAAGCTTGTATTCTATCACCACATGATTCAGTACCGTCTAAAACATCAAAAGCATATTTTACATCTGGAGCACCGTATTTAGCGGCACTACCAGCACACATATCAGTGGCTTTCTTAAATGTAGGAGCTCCCATATATAAAAGTTTAATAAGTAAACAAATAAAGATTATTCGAGTTAATTTTGATAAATTAACCTATTCATAAACTATAGTGATGGTTCCACTAGTACCACTTATGGCATCTACAAATATACCTGTATTTACTGGATGATTGATATACGGGGCTGAAAAATGATTATTAGCATTGCCAGTTACGGTCATTACTAGTGCTCCAGCACCTCCTAGCAGAAATGCCCCACTAACCAAGGCTGTACACATACTACTGGATGACAGACATATTTCATTTCCTCTTTCACCATCATCTGCAGTAATTGTAACTACACAGGCTACTGCTGCTCCAGTCTGATCAAGTGTAGTAATTGTGACTCCAACCCTAGCATCACATGTTATAGATAAGGCTAAATCTGTTGCAGTTGCACAATCAGAACAATCAATAGAATATTCAGTATTTCCACATTTGGCTCCTGCCACACCAGTATATAACAATCCGTTAACTGTAACTGTAGTAGCATCTGTTCCACACATAAATGTAGCACCACTTAATGTATATGCTGTAGCACAACTTGTAGCCAATGTTGTGGCATTTCCTGCTGCTCCTCCTACGGTTTGAACTGCAGTTATTACTGCTGCACAGGAAGTTGCAGTTAGATCATCAAGTACTCCAACTCTGACATCATCATCTATCGAATCTGCCAGATCTGTTGCTACTGCATTGGCATTTGTACATATTGAAAATTGAGTATCAGTACAGTCTTTTGCTCCACAAACTGCTGTATAAATTAAACCATTAACTGTAACTGTATCACATACTGCAACACAACAAAAAGCAACTGTAATTGTAGCACAGGCAGCCACTAATGCGGTTGCAGCCGCTATTGTAACGGTTCCAGTTGCTCCACCTACTGAAATGCCATCTCGGACTACCCAGACCCTATCTCCTGGTTGGGCATATATGGCTTTTATTACACCGTGGCCTGTTTTGACCGTTGTATCGGTACATTCAACTTCAACGATATTATTCTTATCTCCCATTTAATTACCCCTTAATGTAAATAGATCCAATAATGAATTTATGACTGGGCTATTTATAAGGTTTATTTATATTAAGTGGTTAGAATCCCGTAACGTGAATTCTATGAGTTGAACACTGTACCTCGGTAGAAGCATTAGGTATTTCACTCATTGGTACAGCACATGCATCTGCGGCTATTTCCCAGAAATGTAAGGTTCCTGTGGCTGCTGCACAACACATGGCAAACCTATATTCTGTCACATATCCATCTACATTACAAGCTCCATCTGAGTGAGTTTCAACTTCAACACTTACAACTGTACAAATTCTTCCACATGCTGATAAATCTACTGCGTATCCTGCGGCACATGCTGGGTAGGCACATGATCCAATGGCAAAACAAATTACTGCCTCTTTAAGTCTTGAGGTTAATGCTGATTGTCTGGTCAGGTTTTTACCGGTAATGGTTTCCCAGTTAGCGTTTACTGTAGATACTAAAGCCATATATTATGAATAAATACCCTTTTCCTTATAAAGATTATAGTATAAAAAAAAACTCTTGAAGCCCCGTGTTCAAAAGGTGATTGTTTTCGGATGATTAAAGTTTGATATCTCGTATTTTACCTTGTGTTTTGTAGAATCTACAGACAGTTTCTCCCATAGTACGGAATAGACCTTCTTCAACAAATGCTCCAGTTACATATGGGTAGCCAGGAGTTCGTCTTGTTGCTTCATAGTATTCTGTTGGGATTGCTATCATAGCTCCAATTCTTGGGTAGCCAAATCCTTCAGCATCAGATGTATCTAATGCAAAGATTCTTCCAACCTCAGCACTGTCACAAGCATTGCTTGGGGCATCTTTGGATGGAATAAATGGTACTCCATAAATAGAGTCTACGTGAATTCCTACACCAGTTCCTCTAAAAGTCTGTATGCCGTTTACATCGATCTGTACCAAGCTTTCACCGTAAGGATTTGGAATACGGACTGAAGGCATGTACAAGCCTTGTATTTCGGAATACGCTTCATGAGAACCCAGGAATACATTCGGATCTTTACCTCCTGCGACTCTAATTTGTCGTAGGAAAGTCCTGATGGTGTCATCAGTTAAAAGACCGTTAGTTCCTAACGTACCACTTGCTGATATAACAGTAGTATCATAAGTAGTACTAGCGTCTCTATCAATTTCGTTTGTAGTTCCCTTGTATGGGTCATAGAAATCTGTCTGGCAACTGCCAAAGCACATTTCTTCTGCACAACTTGAGATGATACGATCTAAGGTTTCCCAGTTATTACAACCTGCATAAGCACAACATGCCATACAAGCTACTAGCTCGACATCTGCAAGAATCTGTCTATTCAACAGTTCCTTGTGTTGTACTGCCATGAAGAGTCTTAGTGATCCTAATCCTCCCCAAATATCGTCTTTTGAGTGAGTTGCTAACCATTCCTGAACTTCACTTGCTGCGAAGGGTAGTTGAACGGTTTTTGGAATTATGTCAATCTCTGCAAAGCATGGTTTGATTGCATCTGCGATTGTGCCTCCTTCTGGAGTACCACCAAGAGCTGTAACATCGGTACAACATGGTACACAAACATCTCCAACCTTACTTGTGATTGTTCTGAATCCACTCTTATCCCAAGGATATTTTGGTAGAATACCAAACGCATTAGCTTCAAGGTTTAATTGCGCCCATGCATAAGCTCCAAATACAGCGTTAAAAACGCCACTAGTTGAAGTCAGTAATGGTGCATCAGCTTTTGCAAGCTGGTTTCTGTTCCAACCGTAGTGAAGTGCTTCCAGCTCATCTATTGTAGTGATCTGATATGGAGAAGCCATTAGTACAGGCTCACCTCATTTTGGTTTGGGACATAATATTTCCCTTTTGTAATGTCTTTGGCTATCATTGACAGACCTTCAAAACCTACGGCTCTACAATCTCTTAGGATTGGATTAGCCTCGGCAGATTTGATTATATTCTCAATTCTGTCAGATGGTTTCATACTTGGTCTTGGTGTAGCGGTTGCAAAGGTATTTTCTGGAGAAGCTTTTAGTACTTGACTTCCTTTTTCCTGCATTTTCAAATCTTCAGGATCTTTTGGTAAAGAGTTCTGTGGATCTGAATCGTCTATTCCAGCTTGTTCAGAATTGGATTGATAGACATTTGGTGCTTGTGTTTTTGCTCCAATATCTTCCTCGTCTGTAATAGCTGGTTTTGCCGGCAAGTCAGTAGGTGTTTCCATAGCTTTAATTCTACTATCAGTATCGTTCTTTAGTTTCTCAACCTTAGAATCAATCTTTTCGATAGCAGACGTAAGACCTTTGAGAGCATCGACTATAGACTTGGATTTCTCCTTATCTTCGTCTTTCTTATCCTCTTTTTCGTCTTCAGCTTTTTTGGCTTCTTCGTCCTTTTTGTCGTCTTTATGTTCTTCGTCATCCATTTTTTGGATTTTTTCATCGTTTGTCATAGTTATTAATTATTTTCGTACGAAGATATTTATATAGATAATTGTTTATAATAGGGTTGTTTTCAACTTTATTACTTTTAGTTCCAAATTATCTAAGGCTTTTCCTAGAGAGTAACCATCATCATGACCCTCTGATAATTCAACAGTATTTCGACCAGCTTTGGGCTCATGCAACTCATGCTTTCGGCTTGTAACCTGTCTGGAATCTCCAGTATCCTGGGTATACGTATCATATGAACCACTTATACCTCCAGCCACACCCTTTCTT